ATAGCCTCGTTGATACCCGTGGTGTCACGGATCATTCTCAGGTAGTGGTTATAAATACCAATAAGCTCGTTAATATTACGGATGGAGTTGCCAATCTCTCTGATCGGTGGGTTTTGGAAGCCGCCCTCAGGGTTCTTAGATCGGTAGTAGAATACGCCCGTCTGCTCATAAATGTCGTGTAGTTCAAGTGGCTGTAGTTCACCACCCTTTCCAAGCTGTACATTCTCAAGAGCCTCAATGTCAATGATGATACCGTCAGGCTTTGCCTTAGCAACTGCTTGCTGAATCTTAAGGTGAGTGATGTTGATTTGATCTGCAAACCCAACACAGCTGTCAACCATTGACTTTGGAATCATGTTTAGCAAATTCGTTGCGGTACATGAGTAAGAAAGCTCGGCTTTAGATATGTCGTGAATGTTCTTTGGGGTGTTGGTCTTCAAGCCGTAGTTTACCATCTTGTCGCAGCCCACAATGTACAAGCCGCCATAAACAACTTCATTCTCAAGCTTGGTAACCTCTCTCTTGTATATCGAGTTAGTCTGACCTTTGTAGTTATCACCTTTGAAAAAGAATCCTACATTCCCGTACTGATTTTCCTTTGACTCATAAACCATGCAGTCAACGCTCTTGAACTCAAAGTCAAGAACCTCAACCATGTACTCGTCATATCCGTACTTGTGCCTATTCATGAATTGATCGTAAGAAGACTGATTAAGCTTCTTAGAGTCATACCCATATTTTTTCTGAGCCGTTTGTGCAATCTTTTTGAAGTCGTCTTCGCTAAGCTGCTCTCCTGCGATTCTCTTCAGTTCGTGGATTGGGATTGACTTAATGCACCCGGCATAAATCAAATCGTTCATCCCAGCATCCTCAGTTTGACTGTACACAAATCCTTCAGGATCTACATACTCTTCTTTGATGCCGTAGTTAGGATCATTGGTTCTCTTGATCACAGCCATGCCAAGAGTCACCAAGTCCTCCACACATCTTCTATAGATAGAGTCTGTAAAGTTGTTCCACTCCAAGGTGAGGTTCGTTGCTATCTGTGCAGCAATCTCAGCTGAAGACTTGATGTTATTATCCATGAAGATCTCAGCCTCCTCTAGAGTCTCAGGAATCTTCTCCACATATTTACTTGAACCCCCAGTCTTCTCGTTGATCTCGTTGAGCTGCTCTTTGTTGCGTACAACCATCTCGACCTTTCTTCTCTCCAAGTCTTTCTCTGAAGAAGAGAGCGGATCAATAGCCTCAAGATTTGGATATGGATCTTTTGATAAGATCTTATTGACTACGATTCTAACAAACTTCGGGAGGATAGGGACAGGACTAAAGTCCAAGTTCAACATACTTCCATCGCCGTTAGACGGGTCTAGAGATGTCAGGAGCTGCCTATAGATTGTGGTATCTTGAGTACCGTTAGCGTATTTCCTGTTCTTATGGAATATCTGTGACCGCTTTTTAACGAGTGACTGATTTTCACTCATGCTACCCCACTGAGAAAGGATAGCCTTTGCGTATCTAATTCCATACTCCTTGCCTTCTTTTATCTCTCTTGATTCGAGAGGGTTTGGAAAGCCCGGTTTATTGGTATTATTGTGGCTGTACATTACCTCGCAAATATACTAAATCTACGTGTGGAAGGATTTAGGCTTGTATCTGCGGAAAAACTTCTTCTCGTCAAAGTTGCTTTTTACTTTCTCTTGCTTCACTTTTTGAGCAGCAAGTAAGGCAAGACCTGATGAGATTGTAAGGTCATACTTTGTTCTCTTGTCAATCTTATATGCAATCCAATCCTCAAGAGTTCTATTGAAGTACATAGCCCCCATGTCGTCGGTCTCTGGTCTAATCCCAACATGGCTATGTATGTAAGCCTCAATTGCTTGGGCGTGAGATTGTATCATATCGACTGAGTTAGACGGAACACCTTTGGTCCGCACTTTTACTCTAGCGCTGGCGCTTGACAGGTGTGACGGACGATCTAACAAGTAGTTATCATACCCACGCTTTTCGAAGTATCTAGCTATCCCGTACTTGTTGTTCTCGATCAACAGCGGATACCCAAAGTAGAATGCAGCCATGAGGCAGTCCTCATAGAATATTGCCGCAAGGTCAGGACGTGATGCGTACTCTAGGATAAACATGTTTGACGGGGCTTGCATATTGAACTTGTTGTACAGATGCATAGCGCCCTTCGAGCCTCTACCGTCTACAGTCTGATCAAGGTCGTAGCTATCGACACCACCTACGCCTACGTGTGTGTTTGCAGGTGATTTCTTTCCACCCCTATCTTCAATGTACTTGTTTCTATGCTTAGGCTCTGGGTGCCACGACACTCGGAATCTACCATGAGGGTCAGGAGAGAATACAACCTCTTTGTCTTTCTCCTTCCAGATAAAGTTCCCCTGTACTACTGGGTCTGGATACAGGTTGTTGTTGTGGTCAATCTGCTGGTAGATCTTTCCGACATTGAAGACACTCCCCTCGATACTGTCACGGAACGCCTCATCAATACTCCAAGGGAACTGCCTTACTAGCTCGTTCATCTCCTTGGGATTAGTTCTCATAGCATCCCGCTCATTCTTCAGATATGTCTTGGACCCGATGTCGATCATCTCCCCGTCTATCCCCATCACAGGTTCTTCGGGGTCTTCGGCTACGCAGTTACCGTACTGATCAAAAAACCCTTCGAGTGCGTCATAAGCCGGAATGAACAGCCCGTACAGCCCGCTCTTAGTTCTACCGTTTGCGTTACGCTCTGTAGGATCGGAGTCATCCCATAGCTCACGGAACTCCTCACCACCTTTATCCATTGGGTTTACTGTAGATCCGACCAGAGCCTTCCCTACAATCTTTCTACCCACGATCAGACAGGTGCGCTCAATGCGCCACGCCTCACGTATATCCGCTGGCTTCTCCCACTTACCAGCCTCATCGAGGTACAGCAGGTGAAGCTTCTCACCATCGTATGCGTTGTTAGTGGTGTTCTTCCAGTTGATGACTGTGTTCAGCGCATCACCCTTGATGGATGTCTTGTTGTTCTTTGTGATTCGTTTCGACGGCTCTCGGAATGCAAGCTCCATACGTGGGTTGGTTGTACCGTCTTGGATAGGCTTAAAAAAGAATGGGTACGACTTAAACATCGACACCGTCTTCTTCATGAAGATGTTCTCCTGAGCATCCTTACCAGTCTTTGACTGAATGCCCAGCAACTTGTCTTTAACTTGCGTAGCCTCATCCACAAGAACCGCAGAACAGATATTAGTGTAACCAGAACGGCGACACTTAGTATAAAGCTGGCCGATGCAACGAGGATCAGCTTCGCAAGCAGCCATGTGGAGAAATATCCTCCTTTGGAAAGCGAAGTAATATGGGTGTCCAATATCAAGCTTGGTCCATTGGAGTAGCATGTAGTGCCTACCTGTAATGTACGTAGGCTCCCCATTATTGTAAAACCAAACACCGTTACGGCGGCGGTCAAACTCCCTTTCGATATATGGAAGAAATTTTTTCCTGAACTCAGCAGGTTTTTCGTACCACTCATCCATACTTCGTATTGACGACAGCTCTTGCGGCACGTCAAGCCTTCGCCACATCTGCATCTTCCGAGGCTCTTCAGAGAAGAGGATTTCTTTTTTGGGTGGTTTTTTCGGGAGAGCAACAAGTAGCCCCTCGATATCGAGTACTTCACCGTGTGTCCCTCGAGGGTCCACCACAACAGCTTTATCTTCATAGCCTTCTACTTCGATCAGCATGATCAGTATTCTTTAAGAGCCTCCCAAAGCATCAGAGGAACTTCATACTGCTTGAAGGTCTCCATGATCAACCCTGCTAAATCCTTCTGCCCTTGAGCATACCCTTCTTTAAATGGGTCTCCGTGAGCTCTATTCCAGCTGTCTTCGAAATACCAGTAGTCGTCGTGAGTGAAGTCACTTACTAAATCGCTCTGCGATACCTCCGGAGAAGTCTCGGGCTTCTTCGATGCTTCCATTCTCTTGTAGTTCTTTCACCATCTGCTCCAGCTTCTGTCTTTCGATCAGTAGCTCTTTACAGTCGATGGCAGTTTGTTTGATTGATTGAAGCTCCGCTTTACGTGCAGAGCCACCTGCTTCTGGATCTACAGGCTTTTTTACTTCGGCAATCATATTGTCGATAGCAACCTCCATGCTGGACATGAGTCGCCTTGCCGCCTCTACGGTGGTGAACTTACGCCTCGACATAGAGCAAGTCTTCAGACCGGACACGGTAATACTCCTTACCCTCGATCTCGATACGGTAATCCATGTTCTTGGCAAACCCAACAACATCACCCTTCTTCACACCAAGCTCTTTCTGCTGTGGTGTATCGAAGCTAACCCTACCCTTCAATACAGGCTCTTCTTCGAGCTTTACGACTTCAATGATTTCAGAATCTGGCTCAACCTTTTCTTCAGTTGGCTCCAGTAATGACCAACCAAACAAAGGGCTGATGTCACCAGTTTCCTTGCCCATGAAAGCAATCGCTTGATTGCTGATTGTAAACTTCGGATCACATTTAACGGTATAGTGGTTGTCAACTCCAGTAAGCGGTTGCCCACCTTGGATGACCACCAGATGGTGAAAATAAAGAGTGTCGCCAGCGCTAACACCAGTGTTGTACTTACTTGGTGCAGCCACGACCTTACCTTCTGTAGTGCGGTGCTCAAACTCATTGTACTGAGTATCTACGAATAACTCTAACCCGCTATCAAGCGTGATAGTGTCGTTAAGAGGTTTGTCAACCTCCACGACAAATAAATCTAGTGTACGCATAAATTAAAAATTCAAATCAAACTCAAGTATGCAAGGCATAGAATCTACCGCCTTCCATAGTTGAGTCCCCTCATCGTCTTCAATGTAGACGAGGTATCGAGTCTTACCATACTTATACAGGTAAGCTTCGTCTTGGATGATAGCTGTGACCTTACCGCCACCCGCATTCATCCCAGTATAGTATGCCATGCCGTTCTTGGGATCTTTCCCAATCACGATCTTTCTAATCAGTCCGTCCATCTTAATTTAAGTTCACGTCGATGTCTCCGAATAGGCCAGAGAACCCTCGATCTTTGTCGTTTGGCTCCTCATATGTGGCATCCATGAGTTTCTTGACTGTCTCAAGCTCATCACGATCCTCGAGGTTGAAGCTGAATACCGACTGGAGTTCTACCATACGACCTTCTTCGATGGCATCTTCCATCTCCTCTTCAATCAAACCAAACACCATAGCGCTCATTACACGATTCTCGAACCCGTATTCTCTTGTCAGCGCCTCGATCTGCTGAATCAGCAGGTAGACCTTTGCCATGAATTCAACCTCCTGCTCGTTCATTCTCGCTAGATTTGTATCTCAAAGATACGAATTAAATTATGCCAAGGTCTAGAGTAGCAAAGAAGCGGCTGTTCAGGGACTTCTCCTTTCTAAATGACAGGTACGTCAACTTCAACTATCTCAAGCGGTTACGTCAGAGACGGAATGAGTGCTGTGAAGCAAACGATATTAGTCAGAAGTTTCTGGAGTTTATGCTGTGGGCGTATGATCTAGAGTTCTTCACCCTGAAGTATGCGGCTGAAGATTACGGTGTGAGCAAGCGGCACA